GAAGAATTCATGGATTGGAAAGTATACGGCTGGGAGATCCCTAGTAATGTTTGCTGCCTAATTCGTGAACGCAATGTATCAACTGGCAAGGTCCATGAACATGTCTATCAGCGCACTTCAGCTGCTGACAGAAAGATTAAACAACTCACTCTCCAACGCAATGTTGAATTCACAATTGTCACCGACGAACACGTCGCAACAGTCAAAGCCGACGAAAACCCAGAGGATGTTAGCTCTGAACTTGGCCTATGAAATCTCTGTGCATCCACACTGCAAGGAGCTAATCAGCCTGATAAAGGAGTCAAGGGAGGATGACGACACACCCTTTACAACTCTTAATTGAACAAGAATACGAACACCATCGCACTATTCGGATCATGCATGATTATCGTTCTCAAAGATGTGCCTGTGCATAGTTGAAACGTGTTGTTCTGCAACTCACAGATGAAGATGCACAAGTGTTAAAGCTTTATGCAGCTAAATGGGGATTGACTCTCTCTCAGTGCTTAGAGGAGATGTCACGGTCACACATACACGGTTCAGCAGCTGTGTGTACGTTTGCTCGCGATCTGCTTAACAACGAAAACACACCAATTGATAAACGTTCTAGTAAAGAATGTTTCGGATTTAAATGTCGTTGTTGTGCTTACACCTTGCAATGCCGAACAGGACTGTATACCCAGAACTGGGTAATTGATGATCGTTACAAACATTTATTGATTGAAAATGGGGAGGACACCACACAGTCGATATGAAATTAATCTTAAATTTACACCTGCAACCACTCCAGATCCATGACTCTCATTTCTTTTGGTGACTTTTACCTAGGTACAGCAAGGAAACCGAACATGTACGCATCGATACATTTCTGGAGGTTTCGGTTAGAGTATGGGTGGCCTTCACGTCAACCATGCAATACCAAGATCCCTACCGAAGAGCCATAACCAACCCAGAGTTGGATCGAGTTCTCCATTCACTGCGTCGATTAACCGAGCGTGGTAACTACGGCAACCTTCCAACGCAAGTCCTAGAGATCTTTCTCTATGTGGCGTCTCATGAGGGCTGTCACAAGCCAGCAATGGAAGAGGACTTGGGCATGTCGTCAGCTTCAGGGAGTCGCAATAGCGATTACCTCTGCAAAACTGCACGATATAAACGGGCAGGCCTTGACCTCATCACTAAGGAGGACGACCCTGACAATCGCCGCAGGATGATTCTGCGACTAACACCTAGTGGTGTTCGCCTTAAAAACGACCTACTTAAGGACATCTATGGAATTTCACCTGATTCCCAACTACAAGAAACCCCAAAAGATCTCTAAGTTCTCTCAAGGGTTTCAACACACGCTCCAACTCACACCAACGTGGCGTAAGAGCGAGTCGCCGAGTGGCAACCAAAACAACATCCGCAACTTCAACAAGTTGTATGACTTTTGGGGTGATCCTCCACTCAAGGAGATCGATCACGATTTCTTGCATGCAACATTGCAAGAGATGATCGAGGCAACAGGTAACAGCAACGCCACACTAAATCGTTCTGTCTCGACCGTTAAAAAGGTTCTGAACACATGCGCCCGTAGTGGATACATTCCCTACGTTCCTAAGATTGACAAACTCAAGGAAAATGAGCGCCGTCGTCCACCTCACTACAGCAAGGACCAAGTCGACAGACTGGTTCAAATTGCAAGAGAGCGTGGTGATGATGCAATGGCCATGGCAATCGAGATCAGCGCCTACACGGGCCTGAGGCAAGCCGAAATTAGGCGGCTGCATGTTGATGACGTGGACTGGAGACGCAGCCTGCTGCTGATCGGTGGAACAGCCGCAACACTCACAAAACCCCGCAACTACAGAGAGCTTCCAATCCATCCCAGACTTGTTCCTTTATTGAAGGCAAGGACGGGATTAGATCGTGGATACCACGACTTTGTGTTTGATGATTTTCCTAATCAATGGAACCTGCACAGACGCTGGAAGCATGTTCTGCGTAATGCCTGCAGGGAGGACCGAACGCTTACAGAAGGCCAGTACTTCTGGAAAACGTTGCGTAACTCATTCATCACCTGGACCCTTGACGATGGGATGCCATCGATGAAGGTCATGGGCTGGGCGGGACACAGTTCGATCACTGTGACGGAGGGTTACTACTCCCAAAACTCAGAGCACGATCACGAGCTATTAGCGCGACTGTAGTTGCGTCTAGTGGAACCAAAAACGAAGGCTAACCTCGGCCTACATCTATTCAAAACCCCCTGTCAGCTAGGCTGAAAACCCTTGGGGGCGTGGCGGAATCGGTAGACGCACGCGACTTAAAATCGTTACGTTTCATGACTTCACTACTGAATAGATGGACATATATTCCGGCGCATAGACTGCGGCACAGTGCTATTCACTTGTGCAGAGGTTAAAATAGACAGTCTAGTGCGTCTAACCAATCGGTTGGATGCCCACTCCTGCAGAGATAGATGAGCAAATTGCTCTTGAAAGAGACCAGATCAGGATCGGCATCAACAAGCTCCACAGCAACACCAAAAACCTCGAAGAAAAGTCCTACGCAAGTGCCAGCGTCTATGGCGTAAGCAGCATTGACCAGCTCCTACCGCTGGTGATCTCACGCATCACAGAGACACGCTCACGCATCCGGCTGGGAAGCGCAGGGGTCAACTTCAAAGAGATCGCCCACTTCCTTAGGGATGTAGAAGCTGAGGTTGCAGGAGCGATTGCCTGCAAGGTGGTTTTTGATCAAGTGTTCTCTACTAAGAGGGCCGCTAACCAGGCCACAGCGGTCTGTGATGCCATTGGACAGGCCATTGAGAACAACTGCCTCCTTGACCACTACGAAGCCACCTGCCCAGGGCTATTACACACACTAAAAGAGCGTTACTACCACGCCAGCATGGGCACGACCCAGCGAGTGACGGTCATCAAAACAATGATGAACCGTATTGACTCGGTGGATCATTGGAAATGTTGGGGAAGAGAGGTTCGAGTACGGCTTGGCGGCTGGCTACTGGATTGCATCATTGAGGCAAGCGGTTGGTTCATGACCGATCTACGCCAAGAAGGGAAGAAGCGGAATTTGTATGTGATTCCTACTCCGTTGTTTGTAGAGATCAAAGACGGAGTGATGAGCCAAGCAGAACTGTTTGCACCCATTGCTTTACCGATGCTGATACCGCCTAATGACTGGTCAAATGAACGGTCTGGTGGGTACATCCTGAATGAATGTATGAGGGGTTATCCACTGGTTCGGCGCGGCATGGTGTCATGTATACAGGGAGAGACTCCACTGAAGTTTCTTAACCACATCCAACAGACAGGTTTCTGTCTTTCGGAGTTCATCGTTGACGTTGCAGAAACGTTGATGGAGAAAAGGATCTCAGTCGGAAAGTTTATCCCTGTATGTGAGCTACCGCTACCTGTAAAGCCTGCTGATATTGCTGACAACAAAGAAGCAAGAAAGGATTACAACAGAAGGTCGGCGGAGGTCTACAACAAGAATGCACAAGCATTCAGAAAGTCATGCCGAACACGCATGACAATGAACGCAGTCCAGAGATTTAAAGGTAGAACCTTCTATCACGGATGGTCCCTGGATTATCGTGGAAGAGCGTATCCGATAGCTTCGGTACTCACACCTCAGTCTGATGATTTTGGCAAAAGCTTACTAAAGTTTGCTGAACCATCATTGATGACAGAGAGAGCAAAGTACTGGTTAAAGTTTAATGTTGCAACAACGTATGGTCTCGACAAGAACACCATGCAGGAAAGGCAAGGTTGGGCTGAAGCCAACACTGAACTCATCACCAAAGTAGCTACAGACCCGCTGAGATACTTACATGAATGGGAAGCAGCTTCTGAACCTTGGCAGTTCTTAAGTAGTTGTGAGGAGATGTATCACTGCGTCATCAAAGGTGACAGGAAATACACTTCAAGCATGGTGGCAACAGATGCTACCTGCAGTGGACTTCAAATACTGGCAGGAATGTCAGGTGATAAATCTACTGCAGAACTATGTAATGTCATCCCTAGTGATAAACCACAAGATGCTTACAAAGTCGTAGCGGAAGCTGCAAAACCTAACTGCCCTGAATCTATTCGACCTTATATGGATAGAAAAGTAGTAAAGAAGGTAGTGATGACTCTTCCCTATAATAGTAAACCTTATAGCAATCGATCTTACATAAGAGATGCACTTAAGGAAGTCGAGGTAAACATAGACAAAGACGATCTAACAGCAACTGTTAAAGCAGTAAGAAATGCTATGTCAGAGATTGTCCCTGGACCTATGAAAGTAATGAAGTGGATAGAAGAAGAAGTAGTTAATGCACTTAAACGTGGTGCTACTGAACTGTCATGGGTAACACCCTCAGGATTTGTAGTAAACCAACGTCTGAACAAGATAAAAACAACAAGAATAGTGCTACAACTAATGGGTAAATGCAACCTAAGAGTAGCTACTTCAGACGAAGGGGAAGTTGATAAGAACCACCATAAAAATGCAACTAGTCCCAATCTTATTCATTCCGCTGATGCCTCTTTACTCCACTTATCTGCAATCCGCTTCAACAATCCGCTGGCCCTCATACACGACTCGGTTTTATGTCGTGCTACTGACGTGGATACTATTTCAGCCCTTGTTCGTGAAACATACATGCATTTATTTGCAGAACAAGATTACCTAACGGACTGGGCAAAACAAATCGGTGCTGAAACCGAACCCCCAATTATTGGCACACTAAATGCTGCGTCAGTAATCAAATCAACTTATTTTTTCTGTTAAACAATGACCACAAAACGTTTACCAAAAACAAAAACACTTAACTTTTATTTTGAGTACGACAAAGAAAACGACGTTCTTAAATATAAGAGGCCTTGGAAGCCTGGTGAGTACGGTTATCACTATGGGTTTATTAATCCTTCAAAATACGGAACCACCATTGGCAACGAAGGTAGCGTAATTATGTCTGACAAAGAGTGCTTCTCAGTAAAGAAAATTATTACTGCAATCGCCTGATTTAACCCACCTAAAACAATTAATGTCCCGCAATACATTCGTAACTGAACAGCCTGTAACCCTCGAAGGATACCAGGCAGTACTGAAACCAGGCAAGTATGGCTACAAACTAATGGCAGTTGTAGACCAAGATATGGTTGACAAACTCGAAGAAGATCGAGCCAATGGAGTCAACTGGTGCTTGTCAAAACTAAAGAACCCAAAGCGAGCACTATGCAAGCCAGAACCTTGGGAAGAAGTTTCCGAAGGTATGTACCAAGTTAAATTTGGTTGGAATGAAGAAACCAAGCCACCAATTGTCGATTCTGAAGGAACTACAATTAGTGATACAAACATTCCTCTTTACAGCGGTAGCAAAGTAAAGCTTGCATTCTTTCAAAAGCCTTACATCTTAGCTGACAAAACAACTTACGGAACAACTCTCAAGCTAAAGGCTATCCAAATCATTTCGTTATCATCCTCAGCAGGAACTGACTCTGGAGATCTAATGGATGAGACTGATGCTGCAGAGATGTTTGGTAAAACAAAAGGCTATAAAGCTGAAGAGCCTAATGTTGTTCCAGCAGCTGCACCAGAAGAGGATGAAGGCGACTTCTAATGGCCTTTCGATCAGGACTTGAAGAACGAGTTGCTGATCTTATGTGTGAGTTGGGTGTCAAGTACGAATACGAATCAACAAAGGTTCCATACGTCATCCAGCACATTTACACCCCAGACTTTTTATTACCAAATGGCATTTTTCTAGAATGCAAAGGCTACTGGGACAGTGAAGATCGACGTAAGATTCGTAACGTAAAAGAACAACATCCAGAATTAGATTTACGCATGGTGTTTCAATCACCATATAACAAGATCACCAAGAAATCTAAAACTACCTACGCCAAATACTGTGAACGCTTAGGTATTCCTTGGACATCATTCACCAACATACCAATGGAATGGTTCATGTAGAGAACGAGTTCGTTAAACATATACCTTGCAATCAATGTGGGTCATCTGATGCCAACAGTCTGTTTTCAGATGGCCATACATTTTGCTTTAGATGCCATGCCCGAACACATGGCGACAACCACACTATTCACACAACTCAAGTGAGCAATGTACAACTACAAGGATCAGCCAGACGGCTACAATCGCGTGGAATCACAGAGCAAACATCAGAACTCTACAAAACCTACAGAGACGGAGAACTACTACGCCACTATTATTTCGATAGCGATGGAAAAGTTGTCGGAGCAAAAGTAAGAACAAAAGGTAAGGAGTTTCGCTGTGAGGGAGAAGTCAAAACCCTCTTTGGAATGCAGAACTTCAGACATAAAACAACTAAAAAAGCTAAGAAGTTAGTTGTGGTCGAAGGGGAAATGGACGCGATGAGCGTTTGGGAGGCCCAGCCAAATTGGGACTGTGTCTCTATTCCAAATGGAGCAGCTGCAGCTAAGAAAGCTTTTCAACATAACTACGAATGGATCAACCATTACGACAAAGTAGTTATATTCTTCGATAACGATGAAGC